AAGTCAAGGATTCAATAAAAAAGTAATTTACGAATCTATCAAATCTCAATTTTACACAAATTCAGCTACTGCTTCTGTTTTGTTTGAAGTTGGTAGAAGAAAATCATATGCATCCACTAATGAAAGAGTTATAAATGATGATATTACTATATTTAGTATTCCTCAAAAATATTATGGTGAGGGTATAAAAAATGGTACTGTTGAATTGCAAGATGAACAAACTGGAAAAATTTATACTGATGATGGTTACTCTAATTTATTAGATTCTGGAAGTAATGTTGCTGGAAATATTTTTTACGATAGAGGTTTAATAGTAATGACAAGAGATATAGTTTCTCAATCTGTATTTTCTCAATTCACATTAAATTATCGTTCTACAAAAACCATATACGAAAATGAAGTATTTATTTCAGTATTGGAAAGTGAATTTAATGTTTCACAAAACCCATCTGCGGTTTATGAAGATGGGGGGAGTAAAAAAACTGAAATTATTCAAAGACCTGGTTCTACTAGAATAGGAGATTTAGTTACATCATCTTATTATGATGCCGGCGTTAAATGGATTAGAGATTCAAAATATCCATACCAATCTGTGGTAAATAAAGATATTTATGGTAGTTTTGATGATTATGAGTACAGTAGTTCTTTAGACCCAACTGGTTCTTATTTAGCACCATTTATTACCACAATTGGATTATATGATAATAATTTGGATATGATTGCTATCGCAAAATTACCACAACCTATAAAGTGTTTACCTGATTATCCATTAAATTTTATCATTCGTTTTGATACATAAGGTTATATTTATACTGGAAACTAATATTATATAAAATGGCAAGTATTTTAGAAATGTACGAAAAATCCCTTCCAAAAACTGGAAAGGCTGATACCAAAGGTGGAGATAAAACAAAAATTGAAGCTGATGGTGGTCTTAATTTATCTAAAGATGATAAAGCATTATTTAAAGCTAGAGGTGGTACATTAAATGAAAAGAAATACTCTGATAGTATTACAAAGAAATAATTAATGTCTTGGAAATTTAAGGGAAATAATGTTACAGAAGAAAACACTCCAGAGGGTGCGATAGGTTTTGTCTATAAGATTACACACATCCCTACTGGTAAAACCTATATTGGTAAAAAATCATTAAATCAAGTCCGCCGCCTAAAACCTCTAAAGGGAAAGGTTCGTAAAAGAGTAGTTCGTAAAGCATCCGATTGGGAGAAGTACTATTCATCAAACGAATGGATTAAAAACGAAATAAAAGAAGGTAGAGCTGAGGACTTTGAAAGAGAAATTATACAATTTTGCTTTTCTAAAAAATCATTGACTTATTGGGAAGTTTGGTGGCAGTTTAAGATGGAAGTCTTATCTGACCCTAATTCCTTAAACGAAAATATCTTAGGAAAATTCTTCCGAAAGGATATATATTAATAAACACACGTTATGACACTTACTGAAATTTGTAAAAAATATGGCATTTCAGATGCATATTTAAACTCAAAAGATGATGCACATTCTATTGCAGCTGCATCACTAATAGACCTTAAAGGTATGGTATTATCGGATAAACCTAGACAAGAAATTGCAAATAAACTTCAATTTTTGGCAGATTTCTTATCCGATGTTAAAAATTCAAATTGGGGCTAAAATAATTTGGATATATCCGAAAAATGTTGTATATTTACGTAGTTTTTGTGGATATAATCTAAAATATGCTATCGGGTAGAAACAAATTAAAAATAATCACCATATTAGACTCGGCATTAGGAGTGGGTTCATCCTTAAAGGGAAATGAGCAGGCACACCATTGTCCGTTTTGTAACCACCACAAAAAGAAGTTGCAAGTAAACTTAGATACTCAAAGATGGCATTGTTGGGTATGTGATTCTAAGGGTAGAAGTATAAGTTCACTTCTTCGTAAATTAAATGTAGACCTTAGGGATATAGCAGTTGTAAAGGATGTATATGGTGACGAACCTGAATACGATTCCAAAGAGGAATATGTAGCCAAATTACAACTACCAAAAGAATTTAAACAACTATACTTCAAACCAAAGGGTATCAATCCTTCATATAATCAAGCTATACACTATTTAAATAAAAGGGGTATCACTAAAGCTGATATTGTAAAGTATAACATCGGATATTGTGAAGATGGACTTTATGGTGGCAGAGTTATTATACCTTCTTACGATGATAATGGTGACCTTAATTACTTTGTAGCTCGTTCATTCTATGAAGATGATAAAATGAAGTATAAGAACCCACCAATTAGCAGAGATGTAATTGTATTTGAGAATATGATTAATTGGAACGAACCAATTACCCTCGTTGAAGGTGTATTTGATTCATTCTCGGTAAAGAGAAATGTAATTCCGTTATTAGGCAAGTTCTTGCTAAGTAAATTAAAGAATAAAATATTAGAGAAAGGTGTTAAGGATGTAACGATTATGTTAGATTCTGATGCCGTTGAAGATTCCACTAAACATACTGATTGGTTTATGAAGAATGGTATAAGAGTTCGTAATATCATTCCAACCGATAAAGATGCTGGTGAGATGGGTTTTCAAAAAGTAAATGAAATTTTAAAAGATGCCAAAGAAACTTCGTGGGAAGACTTGATGATGGCAAAACTAAATAATATATGAATTTAAAAAGAATTTATCATATAGCGGATATACACATCCGTAACGTAAAGAGGCACAAAGAATTTAGAGGTGTATTTGAAAAGATGTTTGAAGAAATCCGTAGTAGAGGTACGGAAGATTCAATCATTTATTTGGCAGGCGATATTGCACATGCTAAATTAGAAATGTCACCTGAATTGGTGAAAGAGATTAGTTGGTTGTTTACCGAATGTACAAAACACTGTCCTACAATCCTAATCGCTGGTAATCACGATTGTAATATGAATAACTCTGACCGTTTGGATGTATTAACTCCAATCGTAGAGGCTTTGAATTTAGAAAACTTCCACTATCTAAAAGATACACAAACATTTTGGTTAGATGGAGTAGCATTTTCAGTATTTAGTATTTTTGATAATAAAGATAATTGGATAATGGCTGATGATTTCAGTCTTTCATCCGCACGATTAAAAGTTGCACTTTTCCACGGACCTGTTGACCATTCTCAAACTGATGTAGGATACGTTGTATCTTCTCGTCATTTCACAACCGATATGTTTGATGGTTTCCATTTAGCATTGTTAGGTGATATCCACAAAAGACAAGAACTAATCTCCCCTAAAGGTTGTAAGTGTGTTTACGCAGGTTCGTTGGTGCAACAAAACTTTGGAGAAACTTTAGATAAGCATGGTTTCTTAGTTTGGGATTTAGAAACATTAACATATGAAGAAGTTGATATTAAAAATGATTATGGGTACTACACTATGGATATTATCGGAGGAGTTGTACCTGACGTTACTGATTTACCTTTGTATCCAAGGCTTAGGGTAAGATTCTCTAATACCGATGCGGTTGATACTAAGAAAGCAATCACCGAAATCAAAGTGAAGTATGGTGTTGAGGACTTTACAACAATTCGTACTGATTCATTGGCAAAGAAAAAGACCGGTGATAGAGATAATCAATTAGAGTTAGAAGATATTACGGATATAACCTACCAAAACTCCTTAATAACGGATTACATAGGAAGGATGATGCCATTTGTGACTGATGAAGAAATCCAAGGCATACAATCCCTTAACAAAGAGATAAACGGAAGGATAGAATTAGATGAACTGACAAGAAACGTAAAATGGAAGCCGGTAAGATTTGAATTCTCTAATATGTTCTCATATGGTGAAGATAATGTAATTAACTTCAGCAAAGTAAACGGACTGATGGGATTATTCGCACCAAACGCAGCAGGTAAATCATCTTTGTTTGACGCAATATCATTCTGCCTGTTCGATAAGTGTAGTAGAGCCTATAAGGCATCTCACATTATGAACAATAGAAAGGCTGACTTCCATTGCCAATTAGATTTTGAAGTAGAAGGTGTACAATACTTCATCCGTAGGGAAGCACGTACTATTAATAAGGGAAAGAACGTAAAGGTAGATGTACAATTTTGGAGAGTGGTAGATGGGGTAACGGAATCCTTAAACGGAACGGAACGTAGAGATACAAACCAAGTCATTGAAGGATATGTGGGAAGGTATGAAGATTTCGTTATGACTGCACTAAGTTTGCAAGGTAACAATGCTCTATTCATTGATAAATCACAATCGGAAAGGAAGGACTTACTTGCACAATTTATGGGATTGGACATATTTGATAAGCTGTATGAGGCTGCATCAAATGAGATTAAGGAAGTGGCCGTACTAATCAGAAATTTCAAAAGGACGGATTTTACGACTGAATTAGCCCAAAAAGAGACCGACTTAAAAGAAACCAAAAAAGAGTTATCCGACTTGGAATCCCAATCTAAAACTTTAAACAAAGATAAAGAAGGAATTCAAAACGGAATATCTGATTTAAAGGAATCCCTAACACCAATTGATACTAAGTTAGATATCAAAGCATTGGGTGTTTCTAAGAGCACTATTGAATCCAAAATCCAAACCAATGAAACTGATAAGGAAAGTAAAAGAAGCAAAATAAACGAATATGGTGAGTTATTAGGAGAGGTATCCCAATCAATCAACCAACATGCAGTAGTAAACGGAATGGATATTGATGATGCTAAAAAAGAATGGGATTTGGCTAAGGGTAAGATAGCAGATATACAAACGCAAATAGATAAATTGGAATCTCAATACGAATCTAATTTAGAGAAACTTAAACATTTGGAACAACATGAGTATGACCCAAATTGTCAGTTTTGTATGAACAATGTATTTGTTAAGGATGCTATTGCAACTAAAGAAATTGTTAAAACACAAGAATCTCAATTAGAAGTTCTTAATTTATCACACCAAATGTTAATTAAGAGTACTGAACCATATTCAGAAGTAGATGATGTTTGGACTAAGTTGGTAGAACTTCGTAACAAATATCATAAAGGGGTTGTGGTTAGAGAAAAGGCTGAAGCGGAATTGGGAACATTGGAAACTCAAAAGCAGTTACTCCAAAATCAATTAGATACTACTGAAGCTGATATAGCAAAGTACTATGAAAGTGAAGCAACTATCCAAAAGAATATAGAAATAAACAACCAAATCAAATTATTAGAGTTTGATAAAAAAGAAGTTGATAAAAAGATTACGGAATTAAACAAAAAGATTACGGCATCTACAATGAAGATAGGTTCTATTCAGGCTTTCATTGATTCTACAAAGAAACAAATGGAAGAAGTTAAGGAATTGGAATCTAAAAGTAACCTTTACACTTACTACTTAGATGCGGTAAAGAAGGATGGTGTTCCTTATGAATTAATTTCTAAAGCAATGCCGGTTATTGAGAACGAAGTGAATAATATCTTAGCACAGGTTGTGGATTTCTCTCTTTTAATGGATACGGATGGAAAGAACATTAATGCTAAAATCGTTTATGAAGACCAGGAGTGGACTCTAGAGATGTGTAGTGGTATGGAGAAGTTCATATCGGGACTAGCGATTAGAGTGGCTCTAATTAACATATGCGGACTTCCTAGACCTAACTTCTTAGTAATAGATGAAGGATTCGGAACTTTAGATGCAGATAACTTATCTTCTCTCTTTATGATGATGCAATATCTAAAAACTCAATTTGATTTTATTTGGGTAATTTCTCACTTGGAACAAATGAGAGATATTGTGGATGGATTGATTGAGATTAAGAAAGAGCACGGATTCTCTAAGATTAAGTTTTAGAATTAACTGGTAATATATTTTTTGGTGGAATCTTTTTAACGGATTCCACTTTTTCTTTTATAAGGGTTTCCACAAGCCCATTTATTTTATATCCTTTCTCTTTACAAAAATCCTTTAATAATTGATGTATTTCGGCATCAATTTGTATCATTGCGTATTTTTTCATATAGTTCTTTAGTTTTCTTTAGAATTCTATATATAATTATTGAGATAAAAAATAATCTCAATATTTATTTTATATAATCAAATAACTTAATGGCGATAATAAAAAAATACCCAGAAGTTTTAACACAAAATTTAACTTTATTTCAGACATACATTACTGATACGGATGTAAATTCTAAGTATTTTAGAGTTACCGAGTTTAAAGATATTTTCACTGGAGGTAAAAATGGATTCTTAATAGAGGGTTCTGAACACTTAAAAGAATCAACTGAAATTAAAATTGAAATTTTAGATGTAAACGGAAATCCAGTTTATTATGAACCCGGTAATGGTATACCTGAATATTATGAAGGTGTATCAAAATTAATTGCTGTTTATGTTTATGAAGATACTCCAATTGGAAATGCTAAAATTACAATTTTAGGTGAGTTAAAAACATATGTTGATGAAAATGGAATATTACAGCAAATACCAGAAGAATGGAAAAATGTTTATAACCTAAAGTGGGAA